CATAGTAATTCCCAGAGTAGGAGTAAGAAAAGAGCCCAAAGTAGATATTTCATAAGAAGTCTCGCTTTAGCCTTTCGGCTTTTTGGGTTTGGATTATAAGCCCGTCTTTTCGACGTTGCTCGGTGTTGTTGGGATTGTCTTTTGCTTTTTCAATGCGAAGAGCTCGGAGTTTTTCATAGAGCTCGGGGTCCTCGAGGGCGAGTAGATTTCTGTAGTACTGCGGGACCTGCATTTGGCGTCCATTTGGAGTGACGCAGAAGTCCGAGGGGAAGATGTCATTTTTATATTCTTTGTACCAGGATTTTCCAATGCCTGGGTGATTGGACATTGCGATGTATTCCGGTTCGCGTTTTCCATAGTGACTTTTGGCGCGTTGACCATTTAGTTTTTTGAGAATGTAGCGGGCAATGTAGCCCGCAGATTGGAATGTGCAAGCACCGATTTCGGAGTTGCCATGATCCCAATGTTTTTCTAGTTCGGCTGATCTGTAGATGCGTGTGTTTTCGTCGTGGCGCCACACGAGTTTGTCTTTAAAGTCATAGCCGAATAGTAGAGCATGGTAGTGAGGGCGATTAGTTTCGTCGCCATATTCGCCGCACATGTAGAAGCGGATCTTTTGTTTTGATGATTGTCGCAGAGCGCGAATGAATTTCTGGAAGTGGGTTTTATCCAGGGACTCGTGTTCGGGGATGTGATAGTCGTCGTAGGTGAGTGTCAGGAAGATATTCTCCTGGTGCATTTGAGATTCGTGATAACAGCGGAGAGCCCATTCTTTGGATTTGTCGAGGCGGCAGCCGATGCAGCGGCCGCAGGGTAGCTCGATTCGCTCTTTTGGGTTTTCCGCTTTCGTTGGGGTGAACGTTAGTCGCGGCTTGCCGGAGGGATTAAGGAAGTTTGAGTACCATGCGTCGATTGGTTTGTAGCAAGGCATTGCTTTCCCTTCAGAGTGAGTTGATAGCGGTCTTCTGTCTCGCGTGAGGACCAGCGGTATAGCTCGAGCTCGTCAGCATCGAGTGTCCCGAGGTCCATGTACCAGTTTTCGCTCACAGGCGGATGCCGCCGCGCATGGGTCGAGAGCCCAGATTCTTGCGATTGGTTTTTGAGGCTGTCCGAGAGAAAAGCTTCCTGGAAGCCTTGCGTTTCATTTTCTTTCTGTAGGCCATTTTTTAAACCCCTTTCCAAGGTGATTTAGGTTAGTACGGTCTTTGAAGTAGGTTAGACCGTTGGTGACATTATAGAACAAGTAGAATAATGTCAATTTGCCCTCGTTTTGCATGGTTTGAGGGCTATTCCGCCGGCGGCGGGTTCGGCGCAGGGTCTGAGAGGACGCTGAGCGGGTTTTCGGCGCTGCCGAGGGGTAGGGGTGCGGGTGCATTTGCGAGGCCGAGGTCGACGAGCTCGTCGGCGTTCTCGGGATTTTGCACGAAGTCCAGGAATTCTCCTGGAGATTGATTGAACTTGGCACGTATGGACGAGGGTAGTTCGGCGAACATGCGTTCGGCCTTTTCTACGATTTCCATTGATTCGCGGAAGTCGTGGGAGCTTGCGAATCCGTATTGTGCCTGGTTGTTTTGCAGGTGAGTGATGGCCCCAGTTTTCTGAAACTTGGCCATGATGTTATTGATATCGCATTCGGCGATAAAGGATTGTTTGGTTCGCGTCGGCTCGGTGAATTTTATTTGAACACGCGGCCGAGCTGAGGCGTAGCCTTTTACGATGCGTTTTGTTTGTTTCGCAGTGCTCATGTTTGTTTCCTTTTTAACGTACAGAGGTCGGTACTTGTTAGCGGCCCAAGCGTTTTTCAAACGCATTGAGATATTTGCGCCAGTATATGGCGTCGTTCATGAGACCGGAATTTAATGCGGTCTCGAGTTTTTTGAGATCGGCCCTGGTCGGGGTGCCCTGGGCGAGTCGTTCCTTAAAGAACGTGTTGAATGTTTGGCGTTGAAAGTCTTTGTTGCGTTTTGCATTGTGATCTTGTGTTGGCCATTTATATTTCGGCGCTTTTTTTGCTCTGCGTATGCGCGCCTGGTGTTTGGTTGTATCGGCCATGTTAGCAAGATCGATGCCTTTGGCTTTGTCGATTACAGACTGTTTGCCAGTGGTGATTATATCGCCTGCGGTTTCGCCGATCTTAGCGGCGGGAGAGATAACGCCGGTTTTGGATTTAGTGAGTGCGGTGTTCGCACGGATGTTTGAGATTTCTGCCAGTTGCCTGGCAGTAGTCATTGCTGTTGCGACAGCTTGAGTTTTTTCGTCTACGACTGGTGCCATGTTGCCACCAGGTGACGAGGCCCCGGCGCCGCCGGTGCCAGATAGGATTGGGTTTAGGCCAGCTGCGCGAAGATCCTTGACTTCGCGTTGGTGCGAAGTGCTGGACATGCGCTCTTGGAAAGCGCGATTTTTTTGGGCTTCTGCCTGGGCCATACGGTTTTGTGCGCGTAGACCTTTCGCGGACGAGGCGCCGCCGGCGAGACCGCCGAGGAACGGCAGGGCAAGTTCTGCCCAGGGAAGTGCTGCTGCCAGGAAGCCGGCCATCAGAAGTGATCGATTAGTCCTGGGACGCCGTAAAGCGGCATCGGCCTGGCACATCGAAGTGAGAAGTAAGCATCGAAGATGAAGTGCGGTTCGTCCTCGACCGCGATGATGCGATCGATGGGCGGAGTGTCTCTGATGAACTGATCGCCCAGGACGGGCAGAGATTCGAAGTCCTGGCTTAAATGCCAGGCGTCGAGGGATGCGGTTGCCTTGCTGCGCATGCTGGAAGTGATTGAGCTCGGCTTATAGCGATATTCGGCGAAGCGTTCCTGGTACCCGAAAGCTGCCGCGTCGGCTACTGCGTTGCCGGAACCTTGCGCGTAGATTTCCTTGTTGAGAACGGCTTGTTCGCCGATGTGGCTTAACGCGCCCCAGTAGAAATCGTATCGACTGAGACGGGACCACATTCTGTTAAGTCCCTGTTGATAGGTTAGATCGGCTCGGACTGAAACGAGACCGATTAGTGTGCAATGTTCGGTGAATGATTTTGTAAAGCCGTGATTTTGCACATGGCCGGTTGAGTAACCGGCAAGTGTTGCTTGTGGGGTGACTGGATCGAGATCAGTCGGAACTGTCGAGGGGACAGGCGTGGTGGTGATGGGAGTTGAACCGCCGCCCAGGTACTCGGGACGTTGAAGCCTGGCGTCGGGAGAAGTGACGCCGAAGTGGGCGCGAATTATTTCTGTGTAGCGTGTGCCGCCGCGAGCGTCGCGCTCGGTTAGGCGTTGAATTGCAAACGCCTGGCGTAGCACATTGATGGTGACTGCAGTTGCGTCGGTTAGATCGGCAAAGATATCGGGCCGATGTGGCGGTTCTGTTTCGCCGTCTGTCATTTTAGCCCATAGGCCCTCGGACAGTGCGCCCTCGATGTCGACGGCGACGGGGTAACTCGTGAGCGGCCCACTGCCGGATTCGAGTACATCGCCGGATGGTTCAACACCGGCCTGGTTGATTCTCATGCCGATCCCGCTTACGGGTGCTTGCGTACCCAGGGGGACGCTAACGGGGTCTGATTTATTTGGCCAGGGAAGACATGATGTAAAATAGTCATGGCGCTTCCCTCGACGCATGAGAGTGTAGTCCGAGATGTTTCCTGGAGCATCCAGGGTAGAGAATACCTCGGAATCCTGGAGGTTTTGATCTCGAAACCATTCGTTCCAGATGAGGTTGTAGGCGCGTGCCCACAACACGCTGTATTCAAGATCAGGAACACCAATAGGGATGCCCATGTAATCGGCCATGTCGCCTTCCTGGGCGCCTGCACTGTTGCCGAACATGGGGATGGTGAAGTCGATATTGTCGTCAGGATTGTCTCGTGCGCCATTGAATCGTTCCCAGTTTTCCCAGAGTAAGCGGTTCGGAACCGCGAAGAAGAAGGATTCGAGAATCAGGTTGTCCATGTACGGGAAGATTGGAGTGGCGAGCCGTGCCAGGGCTGTCATTGACAGGTTGAACGAGTCTCCTGGGAGGGCCTCATCGACGTAGACTGGAATTAACCAGCCGCCGTCGAATGCGGTTTTGAGGCCGTGTGATCTGTCGAATGAGCTACGTTGAATTTCCGCCTTTGGGACCTGGCTGAACTGGTGTGTCATTACTGACTTGCGGCTTGATTTGCTCATCGAATAGGTCCGGTTGGGTGTCTGGGGTAATGAACTGTACACCGTTACCGAGAGATTTGGGAGCGTGGGGTGTTAGCGAAGCAGTGCTGTCGTTGAAGTGTCCGAGGCAGAATAGTGTGTAGTCCTCGGGGTTTTTTCCGAACTGGTGATCGGTTGAGTTGATGCAATCTTTGAATGTACGGATTGCCTGGCCGGACTCCGGCAGGAAGAACGGCGGGAGATATGCTTTAGCCGCTTCATCGTAGATTGTGAATATTTTGTGAATCATAGTAATTCCCAGAGTAGGAGTAAGAAAAGAGCCCAAAGTAGATATTTCATAAGAAGTCTCGCTTTAGCCTTTCGGCTTTTTGGGTTTGGAT